AGAGTGTCTAGCAATTGAAATATATTAATCGAATCTAGTTTCGCCTGTTCTAGTAAAACTATAGAAGTAGAAACTGCCGCAGTTTTATCGAAGCCGCGATTTTCAAAAAAGCCGACTACAGCATCAACTTGACTTGCGGAAAACTCAAGACTGTCTGTGAAATATCTATCAAAAAACTGTTTTACTGCTTCGTCGCTTCTTGGTTCTGGTTTTGTTTGTGGTAGTCTACTCATCTAGTGCTCACTCCCTATCGAGCGCAGGTAGCCCTGCTTCAATTCTTTCAACACGTTCTTGTGCATATTCGCCTTGGGCACGGAAAGTTCTTGCTAGTCCTTCTGCTCTTTCTATTTGGTCAGCGGGCGCGCCGCGGGCCCTTAGTGACCTAGCCGTTTGAGCAAAGTCCTCTGCATTACGTAAATTTTGTCTAGCGCTTTGCTGTTGCGTCTCTAGGTCATTAAGTTTTGCTCTACTTCTCTCCAATGCTGTTGGCTCTTCTGTTGCTTGTGATTCTTGTGATTCTAGACCTTCTGCAGACTCTTCAATTCCCGTGCTCGACAGAGATTCGGATGCTTGTGTTTCGCTGGCTGCGCCGCCTGTGCCTCTTGTTTTTGGAAATGTAATCTGCCTTACGCCTCCCGGACTACTTGATCCTCCGCCGCCTAGCAAACTGCTAGCAAGATTTAATCCGCTTTCTCTGAGGCCTTCAGATGAAAGAGTTCTTGCTTGATCAACTAGATTCACACCTGCAATTGCTCCTTGTGCTAGATTAAACTGGCCACCTAAAATGTCGCCGGCGCCTCCTATGATGCCGAATATTCCTACATCGCCTCCACCTAGCAGTGTTGCCGGACTTGGTGTTTTATCGTATTTGTCTGTTGCGCCGAATCCTGCAGGGTCACCGTTGTCTCCTGCTTCTACGCCGCCTCTATCATAGAACACAGTATCGTAGGCTACTGTGATGCTGTTCTGCATTGTGCCTACACTGTCTGTGTTATCTACAGAGTCATGTTGCCAATCGGTAAGTATCGGCCTTACTAGAGTATACTTTGTATACAAGCGTCGACTCATCTGTGCTATTTCAATTCTATCAAAAAACGGCACAGCAGGAATGTTGTTGTCAAGACCAAACTTGTATTTGTTTGCTGCTTCGCCTTTATACAGTGTGTCGCCCGTTATGAGATTACCAAATGCATCTGTGCCACTTTGAAAACTGTCTGCATAGTAGTACTTGAAGTATGCTTCTAAGAGAGCAGTAGTTGCACCAAAATTATCGTCATGAAATGCTATGTTAACTGGATTGTATTCTATATTTGTTTGAACATTTTTCTTTCTATTATATTTGTTTTTGGTTTCAACATTAGCAGAAAAACTAGGCAGATCTGCTGATTTAACTAGCATTCCTACAACATTATTATACTGCTGAAGTTCCGGTACTATACTCTGTGCTTCTCTTGTAAGATAAAAGGTAACATGATATAGAAATTTGTTTTTAGGTGCATGCCTAAAATTATCATTGACATACAGTCTATTAGCATGCTGCCAATCTGCTAAATTTCCTTTAGGATTAGTGACACCATTCTGTAAATTGTCTAAGAAGCCGTCAAATATTGCCATAATAATATTTAGCTACCGCAATTAAGTGCGTAGATAATAAAAAAGGAAGCCTAAGCTTCCTTTTTAGGCACAATTTAATAAATTCTATTATGTGCCGCCGCCTGTGATTAGGCTACCTACTGTTCTACCAACGTCGGTTCCTATTCCAGTGTTATCTGGTGTCTGTACAGCATTATCATAACGAATTGAAAGAGTAACTGTAACTGGTTCGTTGTTACCGTAGCCAAGGGAGTTATAGTTTGCGTTCTGCACAAAACATCCGTACAGTTCAAACGTTTCGAGTACGTTTGGTGTGTTAGCACCATTACCACCATCTAGGATTTCAATTCTTGTGGTGAATTTGTAATCAATGCCCGAAGCAGCAGAACTCTGTTCGAAGAAGTCGAACTGTTTCTGAAGTTGTTCGCCTACCAACTTCTGTACTCTGTTATTTACATCTTCACGCAGGTTAAGTTCAATTGGTTCCCATGCGTGTCTACCTGCTAGATATGCACGTGAGTTATAAACAGGAATATCAATTTCTTCGAAACTAACCTGAGGTCTTGCAACATCAATTACCTGTTTTGTAAGTTCTGTAGTTGGGGTTGATATGCCAAAATTTTCCAGTGTAACCCTAAAGCGATACTGCAGTTTGGGCATTAACAGACCCTGACTGGATGCAGAATCCTGATTGTTAAGCGGTACAGATATCTTTGATAGTGTTGATATTGCCATGTGTATAACTCCTTGTCAAAAGTATTTATCATCTTTGTAGAGAATTTTTAGAGGCCAAAAAAAAGCAGCCGAAGCTGCTTTTTAGTTTTTTTACACGTTATTTTATAACGATGCAATTTCTCCTGTGTTCTTAAGGCGTAGCGGAATGTATATAAATTCAACTGCTTTAACAGGTTCGATTGCTATATCCAAGTAAAGCTCATTACGATCTATTCTTGACGGTGTGTTGTTGGATTCGTCGCACACTACTAGGAAGTCATTAAGAGCTCTTTGACCTACAAGTTCTAGCAATAGACTTTCAGTTGCCTGTTTAATTTCATCTCTTGTAATCTTGTCATTCTGTTCAAAGATATAAGGTTTAGCAAGTTGGTTAAGTTGTCCTCTTAGGAAAACCACAAGTCTTGCAACGTTTATTCTATCAAGAGCACTTGCACCTCTTGCTCTAGTCTTCTGACCATAATTTACAAGACCTGCGCCTGATAGAAATGTAATTGGATTAACATTGTTTTCATAAAGAATGTCTCTCTGACCTTCATTTAGAGCAACGCTGCGGAATTCTCCTTCGTCATTTACATAACCAACTGAAGTTGCATTAGTAATACCGCCTCTTCTAATACCTGCAGGAGCAAACCATGGGAAGGACACCTGGTCACTTAGTATCATGGTTCTAAGAATCATATGACTAGGAGGAACAACTACATTGTTGCCGAAGTTATCAGAAGTAAATCCGTATGGATAGAATATACCTAGATATTCGTCTCTGCTAACTAGTCCTTCTAGACTGTCCTCAAAAGCATTGTTCTGATTAGTTGCCCAATTATTCAAGGTAGTCCCGTCAGATTCTAATCTTGCAGGAGCGTCGCCAATAACAAATGCTGTTAGCCCTCTATCAAAGTTGAGAGTAACCATCTCTCCGATCAGTTCTGGATAGCCTGGGGCTGCCATTAAATTAAACTGTCTTGATTCTGCATCTCTTATATCATCATTGGAATTAAGAGTGGCTTGCATAGCCTGAAGAATCACTCTACGCTGAGCTTTTCTACCAAAGCTTCCGGAGCCGTCTTCTTGGTTTGCACTTTCGGTAACCCAACGATGCGGATAATAATTTTCCATAGACTCGTCGTCTTGGCGAGGATTGTCTTGGTTTTGATCGATGTAATCTCTTACAAATCGCTTAACATTAAATCCGGATCTGCGTAGGTTCCAAAGAAGCATACCTCTTGGATAAAGAGCAGGGTCAGGAGCATCTGGATCTAGATAATTGCTCAACTGTAGATCTATAATAGAAGCAGCAGTATCCGATCCTTCGCCTGAATCACCCCATCTTGCATCTGCAAATAACACACCGTCTTCTGAAGTCTGATCTGAAGTGTCTAGTTCTACCCAGCGATTGCGAATAGGAGTATTAGGAATATCTGCATCAAAGCGATATATTCTTGGATAGCTTTCTATTTCCGAAGTGTCTACCCAAATATCCCCCGTTACTAGTTCGTTGCCTTCAGTTTGTAGAACTGGTTTTGATGCACTTACAATTGGTCCGTTTGGATCTGTGTCTTCATAGGCAGAGTTAAAATTTTTATATCCTACCCATGTCTCTCCATTGTGTATCATAAGATCAACTTCGTCTACTACTGAATTATACCAAAGAGTATCATTTCTAGTAAGCGCAGTCACTTCGTTTGGAGATGCTGTATAGAAAGCAACTTCTTCACCGTTCAAGCCAACGTTGGAATCAAATTCAGTTGCTTTCCACAGACTGGCTTGTAGTTGCAGAGGATTAGTCTGATCATCTGTGCCTCCAGCATAGTAAAGATTTCTTGTGCCCGCATTAGGTCCTTCATACGCAGAAAAGCCTAGAGCATTTAGAACAGCATTGTCTGTGTCGTCAGTAAGCAGTATATCACCGCCGGTGCCGTGCTCAAGAACAATTGTTCCTGTGCCTGATACTGACGCACTTAGGCCTGTAATGCCTATCGCATTCACAGAACTTGCAAAATTTTCTGCAGTATCACCTGCATTATCGCCTGCTGTAAATGCAACTGTCTGTGCTGCAGTAAAACTCTGCTGTGCAGGCTGAGTTGCACTAATTTTAATTTCGTAGGATGCTTCGTCGGTAAGTTGAACTGTACCGCTTCGTACTGTAGTTGGAAATACCCCTGCTCTTCTATAAACCTTAAATGTTGCTAGTTGATTGGTGTCATTTGCTACGTTATAGTTAACGTAGGTATCTCCAACTGCGAGGTTTATACCGCCATCAGTTCTGTCTAGTTCAAACAGTGCTTGTTGATTAGTTTCATACAAGGGAGCATCTATTTCCTGCCAAAGTTCTGAACCTTCTTCGTAAACTTTCATTCTCCAGCGAGCACCACCGCCTGGTTCTGTGGTTTTAATCCAGATAGAACCTAGAGGACGAGGATAGTCGTCGTCTGATTTAAATCTAGGAACCTGTGTGTGCTTGCTAATCTGTAAGAATGGAGGATAAAATGTACCTATTCCTTGGTCGTTTAGGAAATCTTCAAGTCCAATCTCTGCTGCGAGGTCAGTAGGATCGCCTTCCCCGTCGTTGTTACCTACAAACGTGTCTAAAACAACAACGCCGCTCTGTGTAGAATCAGGTCCTGAATCAGTTCCGTCACTGAATATAACCAGTCTTGAATCCTGTGCAGCAGCAGTTACACCAGAGATATTTTTGCCGTTAATATCGGCTGCAATATCCTCCGCTGAATTGCCTGCTCCTACTGAAATTTCTGTATCGTTAAGGTTGAATGTTCCGCCTTCTGTCGGGCTTGGGCTTTTTGTGCTTTTAACTGTAGGCCAACTCTTGGTCCAAGCATCACTTCCTACTAATACCCAA